AAAAGCAAAAACATCAACCTGAGCAAGTCAACGATCTTCTCGATCAAAGTACCGAAGGCGATGATCGATGAGCTCAATCGAAGAGCAGAAAAGAAAGGACTCAATCGATCCGAGTACGTTAGAGGAATCTTACAGCGTGAACTTGATGGCAAGTTTTAACAAACAGACTCTTGATCGGCTTGTAGAAGCGCGCGCCAAAGGTCATACCTTAGAGCAATGCGCGCACCTTGCCGGCGTCAGTCGATCCACGTTGCATCGATATATCAATCGAGGTAAGAACGGAGAGCAACCGTTTCAGGCGTGGTATCGGCGATTTGAGAAGGCCAAAGCATCATCTTGTACAATACTTCTCGATGTACTTTACAAACTCGCGATAGAAGGCGACCGATCAGCGGCTTTCTTTTTGCTGGAGAGAGTACACGGATTCACGCGAGACGGGCCGCCACCGCTACAGATCGCCATTGAGGCCGATCAGGTTGATGTTAGAGCGATGATCAGCGAGTATAATAAAAACTTTAAAAATATCATCGAAGGGCCTTCGATAGACCTCGATGAAGAATGACACAAACACAACAACTAAAAAGGAGCAAAATAATGGCCAAATTGCAAACAACAGAAGAGCAGCCCAATAATGACGAGTTGATTCTAATAGCGCACCTCTCAAAGGCTTTTCGGCTTGAACCAGAGGAGATTGTCAAAGATTGGAATAATGGTGATATTCTTTGTTGGGACTGGGCTGGGATCGTTGAGTGGTATCAAGGATTTGAGGATCTGCTTGATGGTACAATTGAAGAGGCGATCAGGTTTGATCTTGAAAAGGGCACATTGGTCAAGATTCAATCACTATTTTTTATGTATGGATAAGGAGCAAAAATGTTGAGTGAAAAAGTAAAAGCGCACCTAATGACGCGCATAAGCGGCAAACGTGGCCTAAAAATGGAAAGCAAGATTCTTGACTGGTTAAATGATACGCAAAAATGCGGCGCTGTTTGGCGTGCGAATGATGTGCGCGCGGCGATCCCAATGGGATCCGGCACACTCTACAGCGCAATTTATAGACTCGCGGCACAAGGCAAGATCGGCTTTGCGTCTAGCAAATATCATGTGTTTAAACACTCGGGGCATGAGACCATCAAAGCGACTACTGCAAAAAGAGCCGGTGTTTTGTTGTGGCACAAAGATTACGCGGCATCGGCACCGCTTCGTGAGGAGTGGATCGATGAGCCGACAAAGCAACTGTCACTCTTTGATGGTGGTCTCGAGTCAATGAGTAGCGAAGATCTTGAAGAGCTGATCCGGCGCGCCGAACGCATCCAGATCCAGCGCGGGATTGATCGCCGATATGCTTGTCTTTCTGGCGGTGTTCGTGAGCAGTTGGCCGATGTTTTTGCAAAGATAAAAATTACAGATCCGGTTTATTATGCACACAGTGACGAGAGCCTGTCGTTTTTGACCTATACCGCCGTGCCATCTATGCCGATCGATGTGGTGGTTGATGTTGGTGACGGCCCGAAAAGAATGAATTGCAAACATCTCACGATCTTCGGTAAGGCGATCGTCAATGCGACCGATAGCATGTTTGGAGGTGAGTAGTGCGGCGTCAGTTTAATCAAAATCTACTTCCAAAAGAGCCACCACCAAAACATAAAAACTATCAACGACATATTGATGGTAGCCCTTTTAATAAATGGTTTCGTAATGCGATCGATCAGCTCGGCTTGACGGTCTATGAGTTCGCAAGAGTATCGGGCTATCCAGACGCAACGATCCGCCGGTGGCGCAAGATCGGCGACCCAAGAAAGCATAATCAAAAAAGATTAGCGCGCATTCTCGCTGATCTTGATCTTGGTGAGCGTGATAAGATTGAGGCGACCATTATGAGGCTGTGCGATGATACAAGGCGAGTTTTCAAAAAGTAGAGAGAAGCTTTTGCGTATTGCGCGCAGTTATCCGCTTGCACTATCAAAAGTATGGATGCCGCATTGTCATCGCTGGGACGGATTCGCTGCAAAGAGCGAGCGACCTCGCGGTTGTGGTCGCTCAATGCGGCGTCTTTCTGCCGGTGTGTATCGTTGCGATCATTGTGACATCGAAGAGGTGCGCACATCGCAATTTGAAGCGCTTATCAGGATGAATGATACGCCAGAGGCGTTTTTAGCTACCGGTGGAAACCGTGCAGGCAAGACCGAGCTTGGTGCGATGTTGGCAATTGCGACTGCCGCCGGATCGGGTGCGTGGTGGGTGCGTCAATGGTTAGAGCTTAACAACCTACCGATCGATCTAGTACCTAAAGAGCCGTCAACTGTTTGGTATGCCGCACTCTCTTATGGTGATGCGCTCGAATATGGACGGCCAAAGCTCGAGCGATATGCACCGGCCGGCACAAAATATACGCGATGGCGGGCGCAGGATCGCGCATCGATGAAGCTACCAAATGGCGGGCGGGTTGTCTCTTTGTCTTGTGATGCAGGCCGCGAAAAGTTTCAAGGCGCGGCGGTGTCGATGGTCTGGATTGACGAAGAGCCGACCGATGTGGGTATTTTCGAAGAGTGTCTTTTGCGTATCATCGACAAACGCGGCAAAGTGTTGATCACTGCAACACCGCTAAAAGGTCTTACATTTTTGTATGATATTTTTGTGGACCAGCAGCCGCAAGGGTTCGATCGATATGCAATATCTGGCCTTGATAATCCATATGTGAGTAGCCCAAAGCTTCGGCGTGCCGTGTCGCACCTATCCGAAGCAAGCCAGCAGGCGCGCCTCTTCGGTGCGTTTACAAGCCAAAGCGGCCTCGTGTATCCCGAGTTTGATCGCACGATACATATCTGTAAGCCCTTTGATATACCGGATGGCTTTGAGCGTGATATCTGCATCGACTTTGGCGTTCGCAATCCGTTCGCGGCACTTTGGATCGCACATGACACGAAGAACGATGTGCTGTATGTGTATCGAGAGTACTACAAAACAGATAAGACAACGCTCGAAAACGGGCGCATGATTCTCGCTCTTGGTGCTAAAGATGGCCCGCTGCGCTTTGTCGTTGCGGATCCGGAGAGCAAAGACGGCCGGCTCTTGTTGGCGCGCGAGCTGGGGATCCACACAAAGCCGGCGCCAAAGCATTACGGTGTAGCGGAAACGATCAACATGGTCAAAGACCGGCTCAAGCTTGATGCGGAAGGCCGGCCGGCGCTGGTTGTTTTCAGTACCTGCCGAGAACTAATCAAAGAGTTTCGTAAATATAAATGGAGCAAAACCAAAGGCAAAGACAAGCCCGAAAAGATGTTTGACCATGGTCTGGATGCGCTTAGATACGAGATCGCCTTTTTGTACCGATATAAGAAATTTAGAAGTTGATTCTTTTTTTCTTGACACCGGTATTACCTTGATATAGATTATTAGTACAACAACAAAACAACAAAGGAAAAACAATGACTTACAAATACACACTCACAAAATCAGGCGCTGAAAGAATCATAAGAGATATGAATGGATTAGACGGATGGCGAGGCGGCGCAGATGCACACATCAAGACAATCCAGCGATTCAATGTAAAGCGCCCAAAAAGCACAGTAAAGCGCTACTGTGTAGTCCTGAAAGACGACACAAAAATCTACAGTCTCAAAGACTGGAAGCGCGTATTTAATCCAACGCACGCCGGAAGTATTGCACACCTTCACTCTTTACTTGATAATCAATAGGGAGTAGAGCAATGGAGATACTTATCTTTATCGCCGTCAATGTAGTCAAGCCGGCACTTGTTACACTAATGGTTACATCTGTTATCGGTGCGGTTGCTGTCATGGCGGCAAAGGGATCCAAATGATTACATGCGGATCTCTCTTTGCCGGTATCGGCGGTTTTGAGTTGGGCGCACAATGGGCCTTTGAGTCTGCCGGTATACCGCATAAAGTTTTGTTTCAGGTTGAGCAAAACAAATACTGTCAAAAAATACTTAAGAAGCATTGGCCGGACGCGCAGATCTTCGAGGATGTTCGCGCGGTTGGTCGTCACAATCTACCGGATATCGATATCTTGATGGGTGGTTTTCCTTGTCAAGATATATCGGTGGCCGGTCATCAAAAAGGAATTATCAATGGAAAAAAGTCGGGTCTTTGGTTTGAGATGTTGCGAATTATTAGCGAGCTACGACCCGCGATCGCAGTCCTTGAGAATGTGCCAGCTATCCTTCGATTGGGCGGATCCGATGTTGTTAGAGGTCTTGCCGAAATCGGGTATGATTGCGAATGGCAAATTATATCGGCTGCCCAGTTTGGGGCGCCGCACCTTAGGAGAAGATGGTTTTGTGTCGCTACCGACTCCGACCGCAACCGCCAACCAATTAGCGCCATCAATGCAAAAACACGCAGGATGTCGGGCTTTGAAAGCGATGAGGCTACCGACACCGATAGCCTCAGATCACAGGTTTCGCCCAAGCACACCGAGTCGACACACCGGAAAGCATGCCGTGTGCCTCAATACAGTAATAGGAAGAAGCGAGGAGGCGAAAGCGCTTGGGGAAAAGGCCCGATTGAATCCGCGCTTTGTTCGGTGGATGATGGGATTCCCAATAGACTGGCTCGACTGAGGGCGCTTGGCAATGCTATCGTTCCGCAGTGTAGCGAATTTATATTTAATCACATCATCAAAAATGTTTTACAATCACAACAACAAAAGGAGCAATAAAATGAAAACAAAAAAACAACTATACAAAGAGAAGCTGATCAAGTTGGTGCGCAATCGAGAGCAGGCGCTAAAGGAAAAAGATTGGCTCAAAGCTGCCGACCTTGAGATCCGTATTGAGGCCACTGAAGCAAAGATCGATCGATTATGAGTTACAGCGATCAACAGCTCGCAGACTGGGCGGATATTGCATCCGCTCGCGTCTTATTTGGCGACTGCATGCAAAAGATGAAAGAGATACCTGATTGCTCTGTTGATGCCGTGGTGTGTGACCCTCCTTATGGTCTTTCTCCGGATGGTATCGCGCGCACATGGGCAGATATCGAAGACGGGCGCAAGATTGGCGGCTTTATGGGGAAAGGTTGGGATGCGGCTGTGCCTTGTCACAACTTCTTTGCCGAGTGCTTTCGAGTCTTGAAGCATGGCGGTCACCTTATCGCCTTTAGTAGTACACGCACCGTTTTTGCTCTTGGTATGGCCTGTCAAAAGGGAGGTTTTGAACTACGGGATCAAATTTTCTGGTGTTATTTTAGTGGCTTTCCAAAATCGCACGATATAAGCAAGGCGATCGACAAAGAGGCGGGTGCGGTTCGCGATGTTGTTGGAATTTCTCCTTATTATTGCGAAGGTAGAACGGTTGATAATATGAGTGTAGCCGGACAAGGTGGATCAGGCCAAAGAGCGCGACATATAACAAAACCCGCAACCAAAGAGGCGGAGCGCTGGAATGGTTTTGGTACCGCTTTAAAGCCGGCCGTTGAGCCCGCACTACTCGCACGCAAACCACTTGAGAAAGGATTGACGATTGCGCAAAACGTCTTGAAACATGGTACAGGTGCGCTCAATATAGACGGGTGTCGTTTTGGTTATGGCGATCCTTGTTGGGTGGGAGACAATACCGAGCGAAAGGCTATGAGGCCGCAAATTAACCCGAATGCAAAACATAGGAATCTTGACGGTAGAATGCAAAAAAATACAAGCGATTTGATTATCGATAATTGGTCGGCTCTTGGCCGATGGCCTGCAAACCTCTATCAATGCGCAAAGGCATCCAGATCCGAACGAGAGGCGGGCTTGTCACATCTCAAAGCCAAGAGCGGTGCGGATACCGTACAGCGCAAAGAAGGATCGGCGGGTATGGATAACCCAAGAGCGGGCGCGGGTCGTACTGCGGACGAGGTTTTGAACTTTCATCCGACAGTCAAGCCACTCAAGCTTATGCGGTGGTGCTGTCGTCTCATTGGTGGCCAGAAAGGATCGGTCATCCTCGATCCGTTTGGCGGTAGTGGCACAACGGGCGCGGCGGCAATCTTAGAGGGTTTTGATTGTATCCTGATAGAGCGAGAAGCCGAATATCTTCCAATCATCGAGGGTCGCTTGCAGTGGGCACGCGAGGAATACAAAAGAGAGAATGCACAACTTTCCCTTTTTGGTTAAATTAATTTTACCTTTTTGGTCAAATATGGGGGTTTTATGGAAAGTGAGCTTGAATCTTTAGAGGCTGAGATTTTATCGGTAATCGTAAAACTAAATAACGCAAAGGCCGAAGAGGGTCAGCTGGCCGTAATGTCAAAATTGTTTATGTGTGAGATAAGCAAAAACAAACAAGCCTCTCTTGATGGGTTCGTGCCGCCTAGATTGCCTTCGGTCAATCGTTATCGGGCTAGGCTGAGAAATCTGGTGTTAGCATATAGGCAAAAAAGATCTCCTTGTCAGATCGATGATCTGCTATTCGCAATCATTCGAGACGATGCGCTTTCTTTGGATGATATACAGGTCGTTTTTGATTATACCGATCAAGATCTAGCTGACGCGATAAAGAGAATGAATGAGAGGCGTTAGTTATATCATGATGACGGAATGGATTGTTTTTGTGCTGGTTTTGCTTCTGATCTGGTTTTTGACAAAGCAAGAATAATTTATTTTTGTTTATTTGTTCTTTTTTACTTGACCAACGTATTACCTTGAAGTATACTATTATTACAAACAACAAAACAAAGGAAAAACAAAATGACTACACAAGAAGTACAAAACTACATCGCCCCTATCCTTAAAGAAATCTATGTTGAGCTCTACGGTAACTCTTCAAGCGTTTTAAACCGCCGAATTGGATGGGGCACTTATAGCCATAGAGCAGAATTAACGGTTCTTAGCGCGGATTTAGAAGAGGCGATAGAGCTTATTGAAATGAATAACTTGGCCTATACGGTCAATCCTTCGCAGTATGTGACAGGAAAAACAAACATTATAATCTCTTACAAGTAAGACGATAAGCGTCTTGACCCTGCCGCCGAGCGGGTCTTTTTATTTTCTGTAAAAACGTGCTATATTATGCGGTGAGAGGTGAGCATGTCTAAAGATCTACCAACAAAGCCGCTGTCATTTTGGGCGCGCATTGTCAAAGCGTTATACCGTGTTGAAGAGCAACCAGAGCGGCCGGCGCACGGTGCCAACTGGTCAAAGCCACAAGGTCAAGCCAATCCCTATCCGGCTAAAATCTCAATGTCTGCATTTGCTTCTCATGGCTATGTGTTTGCAGCTGTATCAAGAGT